GGCTAAATTGCATCACCACTTTACTTTGTCTGCCCAAAATGCAGCACTCATTTTGCCCTTGGCGATATTCTTCGCATGACGCGCCTTAAACGACGCACGTTTGTCCTTATCAGCCTTTGACTCTCCCTTGCGAGGCGGCTTCGTTTTAGCGCCTTGTTGACCAAAGCGAATAAGTTTGACCCGATCACCCTCCTTCGCCAAAACAACGTGGCTTTTCTTTGGATGGCTTGGCGTGCGTTTCGGTTTGTTGTAACCCGAAAGCCCATGGCGTTCTAAACGCGGGTCCTTCTTTGCCATCACTTTTTCTTGGTCTTAGGTGCAGCACGCAGCTCAGACCGTTTCTTCAACACAGCATTGCCAGTGCTTTCAGATTTGATGGCAATGATCGGATCACCTTTCGCGCCACGACGCGTAACCGTGCCACCAGACGGTCCTTTGATGCTGTAAGAGCCTTCGCCCTTCACGCTGGTGACTTTGCCAAACGTTTGCTTGCCGCCATACGTCCAGCTAACCCTTGTTCCAACTCTCATTTTTTCTTGCCTCCCTTCTTTTTCTTTTTGCCGGTGGGCTTTTTATGCCCGTAGTGACCTGGCATAGCGACCTAAGAACGCTTCACATCAGGATAACGCCTCTGCAGTTCTTGCAACGTCACCTCCGTACCATCAGCCGACACAAACTTTCTGATCGCTACTGTTGGCCCGTACTTACGAGACAGCATGTTGAAGTACGGCACCTGCTTTACGCCAAGCACATCCGCTTTGACTTCCTTGCTTTGGTCAGACAACCATTGACCATACGTTTGATTGGCAGGAACAAGGCCACCAGAGCTACGACGCTTCCCTGGCTTCGGTGGCGGAATTCCTAAGCCCTCGTAATCAACAATCGGAACAGTGGTTGACCGGCAGTTGAAGTGCTGCGGCGGTGTAGGCCCTTCGTTGTATTTAAAGGTTCGACCATCCAATGCACGGCAAATGGCAGACGTTCTGCTGTCGAGCGTTGCGATGTACCTGTAACGCTTGGTGATCTCTTGATTTTGACTGTAAACCGCTTGGCTTGCCGCATTCGCAACCTGATTCACGCTGGTGCGCACCATCGCCTTGATTTGGTTGTTTGGCACGGCGATCAACTGACGACGCAAACGCCTTGCGATTTTGTCCGATGACTCGCCAAGCAATAATCCGTTCCTGACTTCTTTCGTAAACACCTCTGCTTGCTTGCCAGCCAAGCGCCTGTATGACGCAGCAAGCGTCGCACCGTTCGGCAAAGTTATTGTCGTGCCATCACCAATCTTTAGTTCGAATGGCCTTGGCGTTCCGGTCACAGCAGCGCCAAGATCATCGCTCAACGTTACGACGTTGTAAGTCGTCGGGTCGATGGTCGCTACAGCCTGCGCAAACTGCGGGCTGATCTGCACGCTTCGCACCTGCAACAGCAGATCGTCAGGCAACTCACCGTTCAAGACATTGGTTACAAAAGCGGTTTGCAACTCAACCAATCCCTGCAGCTCTTCAACAGATAATGCAGTCGCAGTGCCTGCCCATTGATCAAGCGAACCCTTCAGTTGCGCCAGAATCGCTTGAAGCCGTGCAGCTTGTGTAGGCGTAGGGTCAGCACCAACAGAAGCCAGACGCTGCATAGCATCCACAATGAGATTGTTATATGTGCGAACAATTCGCCGCGCGACACTATTGCTAAATCGATTAAGGTCGATTGCATTTTTGTAAAGCTCCGCAGGTGTGGTCATGTGTCATAAATACCCAAATACTCAGGATCTTCTGGGCAAATTACACAAACATTTGACCCAGAGCGTAAGGCCATACCAACAACCTCAGAGAACACAGCCAAAACATCTATTTCGCGTTTCTCTATGCAGGTTTCGCTAATGCAGCAAATGCCTTTACTGTTGAACCATGAAACGCGGATGACAGCAAAATACTCACCGAGCAGCTCACTGCGCACGTAATACAGAAGCTGACTGCTTTGATCAGACGGCTCACCTCGGCGCAGCCTGTCAATCCAGTTCATCAGACTGCTCCGGTGCTGCTTCTGGCATTGTGACGTCTTCTGCGGGTGTTGGCGTCGGTTCCGGCTGGTTCATTTCGATTAGACCGCCAGCTTGCGTCGCCTCAATCTCCTGCTCAACATCAAAATCATCACCAAGAACCTCTCCAGCTTCAAGCTGCAACAACAGTGTTTCTTGTGTGATCGTGCCTGCAGTGTAAAGCTGTAATAACGCCTGGATTTCCTGCGGGTCAAGCCTGATGCCCATGAAATCACGGTTGACCAAGCTGCTGCCAGCAGTGCGTTCCTGCATGTACTCAGCATGGAATCGCAAGCAGTTGTCAATCATGTCTTGCATCTGCTGGGCGACAACCATCATGGTGCTGTCGCCTTGACTGCGGTCGATGCGTTTGGCTTCTGCTGTCTCAGCAGACAACTTGCTGCCGAGGATGCTGGCTAAACCCAGAGCGTTGATTTGTTCAGCAATACGATCGAGCTGCTTGAACTGCGCTTCGTAGCTGTTGCCAGCTGGTTCGATGTAGCGTGCATCGCTGCCTTCAGGCAACGCCATCGCTTCTCCTGGGCCTGCGCTGATCTCTTCTGCTGCCGCAGGGAAACCAAACAGAGCAAGCATTGGAACAGCAGAGATGTGCAGCTGATTGCTTAAATCAGACTGCACCTGATAATGCTGCAGGTTCAGTTCAGCAATGTCAGCCAATGGCGGCAACGACTCAAGTATGCCCATCCTGTTTGAGTAAGCGACACTGAACGGAATCTCGCTCAAACTTGTCCTGCCCTCATCAACGATAATAAAATCGCCTTTTTGATCTTTCTGGTGGATTTCAAAAGCACCAGGAGTCAGCACCCTGACTTGCTCAACTTGCTTTTCACCGTATAAACCGTCAGGAACGACAATCTTTTCAGCTAAACGCAGCTGCGTCAGTTCCTGCTTACCGTCTTTTAATTCAGTCCTGAAACCTAAAATCTCTCGCGGCGTGTATGTGACCCAGTAGGGACGGCCGTTCTGACCAGCAGCAGGCGCATCAACTAAGACACCGACGTGTCCATATCGTATGCAAATTCTGCTAGCCGCAAACAACCACGTCTGCAGATCATTGCCCTGCAAGTCAACGTCAAATAGTTGCTCACGGATTACATCCGGCACGTCGTCAAGACGCACAGGCTTACGAGTCAACATGCCCGCCAACATCCGCTCAAGCCTGACGTAATACGGTGCAAGAACAGAACGGAGCAGCCTGGCGTCGTAGCTGATGTCCTGCTCTCTTGGCTCCTGCGGAAGGTACTTTCTATGGCCTTTTCTGATCTTGTACGTTCCGCCCAATAACGTTTCGATCAAACCCCAATGGGGTTCCATGTTGACCCATGCTGTATTTGGGTCGTTCACCTGAGTGACGTTGCCTACACGTTGCCGCCCAGAGAACCCTGAATACACAGCTAGAACCCGACCAATAGCTTGATCTTAATCGAGAGAACTACAGACACAAGAAAAGGGGACGACTTTGAAAGCCAGCCCCCCTTTCAATGACCTGAACCCTATCACTCCATCAATCCACCGCGCTCAAAGAGGGGCAGTCCGTTTAATAAGGGGGACCGGCGCATTACCACCGGGGAGCCTTCGAGGGACAAAGTTCAGTGCAATCAGTATAACCTGATTCCAGTGCCCTTGCCCGCTCGCTCATGCAGCGGATTGAAAGCACCCAGGATCAAATATCCAAGGCCATCAGTCCAGTGCTCGATATTTGCCGACTTGTCGATCACATAATCCTCAGCACCTTCTTTAAACGTCACGTTTTTAAGTGCTTTGATCGTGTGTTTGCAGCGTGGGTGAACAAAAAGGCGGAGGCTGCCTGTAGCTGTTTTTATCATCCAGTTCGTCGCGTTGATTTTGTCTTTGACGGCCCATGGTGCTTTAGGGCTAATACAGCTGAAGCCAAAGCGGCGGATGATGTCGTGATCCGTCCGGCCTGCTGATGATGTTTTGCGGGCAGAGCCTGTCGGGTCTGGGTAAGCAATGATCTGACGATCGGGAAAGCGATCTTTGAGCATGGCGCACACCTCGTCGGTGTTTGATTGCTTGACAGCCAACTCATCCCAGATGTGCAGCGTGTCGCCAACCCTGCTGCCTAAGACGCCAGCCATGATGCTGACGTTGAAGTCAGTGCCCCAGAAGATAGGCCCACCAGTGTCTGCAATATCTTCCGAGATGTTGTCATCGCTGAAGCCTGGGTAGACCCTGCCAGACAGTGTCTCGAAGCTAGCAAGGTACTCTTGGCGGAATGTGCGCTCATCAAGCGTGTTGCGTGCTGCTTCAATTTCTTCAGCAGACACGTTGCCACCATCGATCGTGGTGAACGAGAAGGTGTCCCAATCAGCCTGATCCTGCGCTTGCTCCCAGAGATCGTGAAACCAATTCAGACCGGCTGGCGTTGTAATAAACCATGCCGGACCATTTTGATCTGACAAAGCTGGGCGTAGAACCATCTCCCAGGCTGTCTGCTTGACGTAGGCCGCCTCATCTACAACAAGAGCTGACAGGCTCACACCGCGCAGGCTGTCTTCATTGTCGGCACCACGCAGGGCGATTTCACTGCCGTTGATCAATTCGATTGACAGATCAGTCTCATTCTTTTTGGCGATCATGCCGTCAGGCGTCATGGTCTTGAGCTGCCGCCAAGCAATTTGCTTTGCCATGCGGTAGTTGGCCGTGACGTACCAGCAAAGGCTGCCTGGCTTCTCCATTGCCCAGCAGATCAAACGTGTGATGCACAGATAGGTTTTGCCAAAGCGCCTGCCTGAGCAAAGAAGTTTGAAGCGATGGTCTGCATCCCAGACTTGCCGCTGTGGAGCGGTTAGGCCACCAGTAAGAACCTGCACGATGTCTTCAGTGCGGTCGTCGTCTACAGGTTCAGCGAAAGCAAGCAGCGGTTCATCTGTTGTAAGGCCAGCCAGTAACGACATCAGATGTCGAATCGAAGCAACTTAGCTTGAGTCTCTAAAGCTTTAATCGCGACTGCGATTTGCCGATCAGACATGGACTCCTTTTCGTATTCCGCAAGACGACGTACTGCAGCAGCAAGCCATTGTGGCCTAGCAATCTCTGAGTCGGCTTCTATCAACTTGCGTGCTCGGGCAATGTACTCATCTGTTTGACGGCTGGACAAATCCCACTCGGTCGCGGCGTATTGAAGGATGTCAAAACGCGACCAAGACTTAATCAAGAGCTGATAAACAGTGTTTACGCGCTCTTCAATTTCTACGTTGGTTGACTTTTTTGCCATGCCCTGAAGTTAACAGGGGTTTGAGCTTAGGGTAGCTCAAGCTTGACGAGCTTTGAGCCAGTATTGCTGCAGTTGATGGATTTTGGGTTCAACTAAGTGGTGTGAGCTGACAGTGCCAACGAAGGCACCGGGGCCATCACCAACCTGAATCCTCACGCAACCGTCTTCGAGGGTGCGGATTTTGGCTGCGGGCATAGGCAGCTCTGAGGCGTCGCTCATAGTCGAGGAACTGGCTGAGTTCATTGTGGCGTTGCAGAGCGCGAAGGGAATCGTTTGGGTTCATCTCAGTTGCCTATGACAAACTCAGGTGGCATTGCTGGATCCATTTGCAAGGGATGCGCTGTTGCTACGTGCTTACCGTCAAAGGCTGTAGGAAATCTGGCATTCAATTCAGCTCGCGCATCACTTGGAGTCGGCGTAATTCCATGGCTATACAGAACGGTCGTTACATCACCACTGCTGTGTACGACCCAAACAGGTCCATCCATTTCAGATGAAACCAAGTAAACCCCTTCAGGGCCACCGGTGCTCTCTCTAGTGCCGGTTGCGTAAGCCAAGACGGGATACAAGTCATCGCACCATTGAGTTTCAATGACTTTTGTGCCTTCCCCGTTATGAATATTCCAACAACTGTGGATGTAAAGCCAAGCAGGTTGTACGGCAGGGACGACGTTTGAGAGGTCATCAAGTGTGATCCAATGACGTTCCATGGTTGATAAAAAAAGTTTTGATATCGGGGGATGGATCGGACCTCAACCCGCCCTGCCTTTCCCACGAACGGTGACGGTTGATGATCTGTCCGAAAGTGGGTGTTGTATAGCTTTCAGCCTGCTGTTGGAGCAGTCAGGCATCAGGCTCCCCGACGTGTGATTAGCTGACTGGCTCTACGGTGTAGGTAAAGCCAGCCTCAGTGGCCGCGTTTTTAAGGCTCTGTAGCTCGTCGTCGTCATAGGCCGGATCGGCCCATTGGAGTTCGTTGTTTAGGAAGGCTTGAATTTCCCATTTGGGCTGGATGTCACGACTGAGAACCATGAGACTTTCGCAAGCTTCAAGTTCAGTTTGGTGACGCTCAAAGGACTCGAACAGGTCGAGCCAGGATTCGTGATAACCCATGGTTGAGGTAGTGATGGTGAGGCCCTGTCTCCAGGGCCGTGGGCGTAATCAGCAGAAGAGGCCAGCCAGTTTAATTTGCTCGTTAGCGGCTTGGAGTTCCTGGACCTTCTCAGCGTCGCCAGGGGCGTTGCGCTTGGTAAAGGTGTCGATCATCTGCTGGTTCTGCTTGATGACGAAGGCGATTTCAGAAGCGGTCATTTGAGTTGAGGTGTGTGGGGTCTCCCCCTGACTCCTTTAATATACACGAATGGCATACCAGTGACAAGCGGGTGTGCCAGATCTGCGGTTGGCACAAAAAAGGAGCCTTGCGGCTCCTGTGCTCACTCAAGATCGTCCAGCGAATTTTGCAGGTCGACATTGAGATCGTTGATGTAGTCAGCAAAGTGCTCAAACAAGCACTCATAGTGATCAGCCTCTTCCGGCGTCATCAGTGCCTCAAGAGCGGCTCTGATCTGTAACGCACGGTTAAGGCGTCCTTGCTCAGTCATGGTTCAGTTGTTGAGGTGCGCGGGATCTCTCCCGCAACCAGTATGGCATACCAGTCAGCAGGTATCAACCCTCTGCTGCTAACGCGCAAATGACAGTACAGATAATCG